TGCATTGACGAAGTTCAAGACATGGATCCTGATCATGTGCCAATCATTCAAGAAACCATGTCTTACTCGCGCTGGGCAACTAGTTATTACACGGGTACACCAAAAACTCTAGATAACTTAATCTATGGTTTGTATAAACGGTCATCACAAGCCGAATGGTTCATTCCGTGTCATTCATGTAAGCACTGGAACATTCCAGCGCTTGAATATGATTTAGACGCAATGATCGGCCCGTACAGTGATCAAATCAGCGAGAAGTATCCGGGCACCGTATGCGCGAAATGCCGGAAGCCTGTAAGCCCCCGACACGGTCGCTGGGTGCACAGATATCCCGAACGCCGCTGGCAGTTTTCCGGATATCATGTACCGCAGATGATTCTGCCACTTCATTTCTCCGACCCTGAAAAGTGGTCTACGCTTTTGTTGAAACGTGAGGGCTTTGGGAATATGACCCAAGCCCAGTTCTACAACGAAGTTATGGGAGAAAGTGTTGATACCGGTCAGAAGCTCATCAGCGAAACTGATTTGAAAGCTGCATGCCTGCTAGACTGGGAAAACAAAAAAGAACCAGATCCCAAGTGTTTTACAAATCTGTCGCATTACAAACACCGCATTTTAGCGATCGACTGGGGCGGTGGCGGAGAAGCAGGTGTCAGTTTTACCGTGCTGTCTGTGCTGGGATTCCGGCCCGATGGAACAATCGATGTGCTTTGGGCTAAACGTCTCCTTATTGGTGGAGATCACTTAGCCGAAGCCGTTGAGTGTATGCGCTGGTCTAATTTGTTTAATTGCGATTTTGTCGCTCACGATTACACTGGCGCCGGCACGGTCCGTGAAACGGTCATGGTGCAGGCTGGGTTTAATCTTGAGCGAGTCCTTGCGTTGCGGCTTGTTCGCTCCGCATCGCAGGATTTGATGGTCTATAAACCACCAACAGAAATTAACCATCGCGCGCACTACAGCCTCGATAAAACGAGATCGCTGTTGTACACGTGTCAGGCTATTAAACTAAAACAAGTCCGGTTCTTTCAGTACGACTGGGCGTCGCAAGATTCGCCGGGTTTGATTTCAGATTTTCTTGCGTTGGTGGAAGAGAAAGCAGAGTCGCGATTGGGCGGCGACATTTACACGATTACGCGCAATACGTTATTGACAGACGACTTTGCGCAGGCTGTCAATTTAGGCTGCTCAGCTCTTTGGCATGTAAACAACGCGTGGCCCAACTTTGCAGAGATTGCAGGTGTTGCGCGGTTAAGCGAACGCACTGTAAGAGCCCAAACGCCTGTTGATGATGACGATTGGGCCGATGACGCAATTGGATCTAGTTATTTTGGATATTGATAACTGAATCTGTGCGTCTTCAGTGCAACCGCCAGCAGTATTCCTTGATCCGCTTTCGTATGGGCCCCGCTGACTTGATCGGGACCGCCTCGATAGCGTCCACGACTGCGCGGGCGGCCTTTTCTAGTGCCGCGGTCGCCTCGTCGCAATTCATTGAGTCGGCGTACAACTCCCACGCGTCAGCCGTGCGCGGAATCCACGGCGTCTCACCGTTAACAGCATCGCAGAGCAGCCGCTGAAATATCCTGTCAGGTTCAGTATCTGTTGCGCCAAAACTGCGATACTTTTGCTGTTTTTTTTCAAACGCGGCAATTAACTCGTTAAGCTTCACTATCGACGTCGGCGTCGTATCCGAAGACGGCAAGTTGTTTCCCCTTTTCGGTTAATTCAAAGTCAAAACGATCGTTTTCGCAATCGTATTCAGCGTCTACTAAACCTCGCCGAACACCTTCCTGCATGACGTTCGACATTATGCGCGTAGAGAGAGCCCGAAAAAGCGCTAGCATTTTTTCTTTGTACTCTTCAAACGAATCAGCGCCAATTGCGTACAGGCCGTCTTCTTTGACGTCGCACATATCAGCGATGATGTTTTCAACTTCCTGAACCGTAAGAAATTTCTTTTGTTCAGTGATGTCGTCAACAGCGCTTGGATTGTCGCTTAGCTTGCCGACAAAATGTCCGAACATGCCCAGTACATAATCACGCAAACCCTCGATCGAATTTTCTACGTGATGTTGGGCGTCGCCGTCTTCTTCAAACTCGTCGCTAAACATGGTGCACCTAAATGAGGTTTTCCTGTAGTCTTGCGGCCGCCACAGCGGCATCATAGCCGCCGCGCGCAAGTATACGCTCGCGCGCCGCGTTGCGCAGTTGCTCTAGGTGATCTGCGTAGGCGCTATCAGTGCTTACAGCCGCTTCTGCGGAACTGAAGCTGTGCGGCTTACCGGTCAGCTGATTTTCGCCACCAAGCATGATACGCGAGATAGCAGCTAGCTTGACCGTGTGCCGCGTGTCTTCAAGCGCCATTTCTTTTTCGACGGCATCCGCTAACCGCGCAGCAGCCGTTTCAATAGCGTTAGACATATTAGCCATAATTAACTCCTTGAGTTGATGTAATTGCGAACAGATTCAACATCACGAATTGCGGTATCTAGCATACGCAGTGCTTCTTCTGCGTTACCACCAGAGTCCGCCATTTCAAATAACAAAAACGCGTACAACGTATCGCCGCAGCGCTGGATTGGTCCGCGACCAACACGCCTAATGTAATCGGCAAATGTTTCTTCTGCTGTAGGCGGATCAATACCGACTAGATCCGAACCCGGATACGAGTCGAACACGTGGCGTGGCGTGATCATTGCGGCAAACTGTCGCCGCTCAGCGTAAGCCCTCGTTCTGATAGCTTTTCGCGCATTTCCTTTAAACTAGTCACGCCAAAATTCTTGCACTCCAGTAGATCGCTGACGCTGCGGCGCGTGAGATCTCCAATCGTAAGCACGTTTAGCTTTGACGCAGCCTTGCGGCAACGCACGCTCAGGTTTAAATCAGTGATAGGCAAATCGAGCACAGATTCTGGCTCACTCATTTGTTTCAGCATCCTTTTTGAATTGAATTTCTTTTCTGGTTGGTTTTCTTTTTGGATATTTTTCTGGATGACACAGCTGGCAACGCGCACGACCGCAGCCACCACAGCGCGCCGTTTTTCTATAACGACCCTCGGGTATAGCGTTTTGTTTTTTGTTTGAATCTGTTACAGCAGATAACCAACCAGCATTGATTAGCCGATAGTTTTTAATGCGTTTATCAATGATGTGTTTTTCGTCGTGATATCGTTTCATGAAATACACAACACCACGAACTTGCATCCGCAGCGCTCCGCCATTTTAACTACAGATTTTTCGTACACAGACACGGGTTTGTCTCTATTAATTACGCCGGCACTTATAAGCGCTTGTAAACCAAGCTGCGCAATACCGCGGCGCCGTAGTTCTGGGTCTGTAAAACACTCGACTGTTTGAACGTCGAGCATCTTGCCTTTGAATTTTTCTTTAAAAGGTCGAGAACCAACCCACGCAACAAATAAACCGTTTTGGTGGATTAGCGCCATCGTCATGGCTTCGTGCTCACCCGGCCAGCGTTCGATATAACGCTTAGAGATTTCGTCGCGCATATTGCGACCCGGCACAGACAACCGGTTGTATATCTCGTCAATCTCAGTTGGCGCTAATGTATTGATATCTTTAAGGCTGATATGAAAATCCATAGCAAGTCCTCCGTGACTAACTATGGATTATACCAATTAATAATGGCAGGCCGGAGTCGAACCGGCTGTGATAAATTTTTGTTTTCCTGTCATTTCAGGATTTAATACGGGTACACAACAGCAGCGATCAACTCTGCATTTCTTCCCCGTCCGCAAGCTTCGTCCGCTCAGGGGATCAGCCCGATACGTTTATCACTTCAAGCGTTAAACGCGCGCCCCGCGTATCTGCCATAAAGCCGGCGGTCGGACTCGAACCGACGACCTACTGATTACAAATCAGTGGCTCTACCAACTGAGCTACACCGGCATATATTAAACATTAACTGCTACGTCACTAACGGGCCAATAGTATGGCAAGTCAATTGACTCCATCCAACCGAAACGCGAGTAGTGATTATAGTCTTTGCGCAGCAAATTACTACGGTGACTGGAATGAAAGCGCCGACTCCGAAACCATCGCGGATACGGAACTATTAGTCCGCCCCGTTCGCGATCATATGCTTCCATGAACTGCGCGTGCAGTGTATCGCGAAACCCGCGGCGGCGCCATTCTCTGCAAATTACGGCGCTGTATGCGATCAGGGCTATTTCAGATCCAGCCCACATGCGCACAGCCGGATGATTTCTCCAGCTGGATTTACCGGGCGTGTGTTCACCAATTGGAACGCCCAGACACAAAAGAATTTGTTTGCACTCGACCCGTTGTTTTCCAAGTCGTTTATTGTCCAAGCAAGCCGCCGAAGCCCGAAAGCTGGGCAGCGGTAGAAAAGTTTGCATAACTCCTTTTATTCATCATCGTATTCGTCGTTGTCTACGTCAAAATCTTCATTGTATGCCGGATCGTCTTCATCTTCGTCGTCTTCGTCGTATTCTTCGTCGTCATCATCTTCGTATTCTTCGTCTTCATCATCTTCGACATATTCGGCATCTTCATCTTCGTCTTCATCCTCGTCGTCAGGTATGAAGAAATTTGGTTTCGGTAAATTGAATAGGCTATCGTCGTCATCATCATCGTCATCGTCATCGTCATTCACAAATTGCCACGCCTCTTCGATGAAATCATCATCAAGACCATCATCGTGTTTGGCGTCTATTTTTCTTGCGTGACGAAATGATGCGGACTCTAGATAGCGCATTATTTTTATCCGATTTCGCGGGCCTCGTTAGTGCTCGTTAAAAGGTACTTATCGCCCCATTGGGTATTAATAATTAAACCGGGCATATTACGCACAAGCTCTTCCGCAATAAAGACACCGTCATTTGACATTAATTCTATAATCAGCAACCAGTTAGGAACGACAGTTTTACCGATATAAAAATAGCGGTCTATACCTCTTTGGTTCAACCACCAGTGTTCCTTTTTACGCACCAGATAGTTTACAGGTTGTCTGTGTTTTCGTGGATGGGGTACTACCGCTAATTGACCAAGGGCCACCCCGCGCTGTAGCTCCTCCATAAGAGCTATATGTGCCTGCGCTGGCGTCGTTAACTGGTTTATTGCGTAATTCAGCTGGAAACTAGCTTCGTATGTCTCTTGCAGCCACGCGTGTAGGTCGGTCAAAACGGCGATTGTCGTATTCTTATTTAGTGTCGCTAGGCGCATCCGGGATCTAAGAGCGCGCTGGATATACGCCGGTAAAACGTGCCGCAAAACAGAAAAATCTGTGGTAGCTGGCGCGGCACGCCCGTGAATAACCTGCCAGCTGTAGCTGGGCGCAATTACGGCACTAAGCTGGTTGATCTTTACGAAAATCGACCGGTTGTGGCATTTCGGAACAACGGCACTGTAGCTCGCGTCGTCGAACGGGCTGGCAGCGAATAACGGCCAGTCAGCTTTGTCGGAGGCCTCAGACAGCTGCCGGCTTACGTGGCTGCGCTTGAGCGCCGACGATTGCGTCTGTTCGCAACCAAGGGCGGCGCCGATTCTGGCGGCAGTGTTGAAGTTCTGGCCGGGTATTCCTGTGGCTACTGGATCGCGCCGCAAAATTGGGTTTATCAATTCAGCGGCAATGGCGGCAAAGACCGTCCATGTAAATGCGTTCTCGTAGCTTGGCGTTAAAAACTGCCTGATTGCTGGCGGCGCAACAGGCGTTGGTTCGGGAAATGCGACTCGTTGTTTTTTAGTTACCGGAATTATTGTCGGTGTAATTGCGCCCTCGTTTGTAAGTTCGCAATTTGAAAACCGGAATACGCCGGAACGCTCATCCCAACCAAGTCGGCTGGACACGCTAATGAGTTCTGGGTTATTTAACTCAATTGATATCAAATGACTGCGGCGATTCCACGCGCGATCAAATACCAAGAGCTTTCTTTTTGGCGCCATGTACGCTTGCGCATAAGCCAATAAGCCCATGCTTTCAATTTTTTTAGCGTTGTCGGAGAATTCAAATTGCTCGCCGTTTAGGTGTATAACGCCGCTATATGTTTTATCGCCGTCGTCAGCTTGCACTATTTTTTGAATAACAACATTAGCCGAGCACACGCGGTGGTTTGCGCAATTCCACCACCCGTCAGACCGCGGCGTGACCATCCACCGCCGCGGGGTTTGCACGGTACCAAGCGGCGCCGAGATCAGTGCGTTTGCCAACACGCGATCTGTAAAACCGGCAGAAAACTTATCCGAGATTTTTTGCAGAAAAGGACTCAATTTGTCAGCCGATATTGTTAAACGGCTGGCAAACGAATGCGCTGATATTTCGTTCATGTGGCCGAGCGTATTCGCTAAGCTTGTTTGCCACGTTTCCGCGCTCTTGCGAATTTTAGCCAACTGCTTAATTGCATCGTTGGCGTCGCGTGCGTTCGGGTTTCGTTGCCCGCCGATACAGACGTAACCGCGCGCCGTACACACCCGGCTTATTAACTCCGGGGATGTGCTGCGGCTTTGAAATAACCGCGCAATTGGCTGGAAGGACGCCCAGTTTTTACCGTAACTGTTTGCTTCATTACCTGTGTAACTAGAAATTAACGGCAGCAGCGACAACCCGCGTTTTAATTGATCACACTGTAACTGCAGAACCCAGCACGGGTCGTCCAGAATAAATTGCGTGTTTTTTAATATTTCTGGCGGCGACAACAGCATTGTTTTGAGTAGAAAATAACCGGCCTCTGGTCGGCGGCGTTTATACCCTGTCACGGGGATATATGTATGTCGGACGTCAAAGTCATCGCTGTACTGCGATAACAAGACACCAGAAAAACGACCCGGCAGATCGTAGTACGGGAACACAATGCTGGCGCCACCGGCTCTAATATTTTTAGGGCGAGGGCGGCCTAGGTCGGCGCATATCTTGGCGATCTGGTCTGTGTGCGCAACGCCGACTAAACCGTTAGCGTTAATTTCGTGTGCCACACCCAGTTCGCGTAATCGGCAGGAAATAACGTCATCGCCGTGGTTCCAGACCTGCGATTCCACGTCTACCCAGAAATGGTCAAGATCTGTTTGCCGCCTGTGAGATCGTTCAATCTCGCCGGCCATATTATTTTTTTCGCCGCGATTTATGAGGTTTAAGTCGGCAAAACGGTCAAGGGCGTCCGGCAGGCTTGTATTCCATATTGACGTCGCAAAGGTTATGATATCTCCATGGGCTAAGCACGAATTACAGTGCAGCCAGATACCGTCGGTGACTAAATCGTCAAACAGGTGTAAAGTATTCTGTTGACAGACTGGACAACGAACGACTGCCGGAAAAGACGGGTTTTCTGGCGCAACGCCCAATGCCGATAGGGCGCCCATATGGTGATGTCGGCCGATTAAACAGGTAGGAAAACCCATGACAAATATCTCGCTCGATCAGGCGCACGATGTAAGTGGTCGCGAGACCCACAGGCTTACTACGCTTTATCCGTGCCCGACATTCGTTAAAAGTGCCGCACAAGACAGAACTGGCGCAGCCACGGAATCCTTACCGCGACACCTGTACGCCGATCAGCGCAATAAACTGTATCCGTGTCACACGGCTCCCGCAACATGGATGTCTGCGCTGTTCTTTATGGACAAGCAAGCAAACTTCGACGCGCAGGAAGCCGCCGCCATTAAATCTAAGATACACCAAGCAGCCGAATATTTTGGCATTTCCGGCACTATTGCTGAGCTGGAAGAGAAAATGGCCGCTGCTGGCGCGCAGGATTTAAACAGCCTACCTGACTCTGAATTCGCTATCGTCTGGGTTAGCGACGTCGGCGGTAAGGAACGTCACTGGCCGTTACGAAATGCGTCGGAAGTAAAGTTTGCTGCCGCGCACTTCAGGGAGTTCCGCGATAATTTTGTGTTCGCAGACCGTCACGTTATTGCCACAAAAATTCTTGAAAAGGCCGCCGAATACAGTGCCGACGTATCGGACGCTGACGGCGCGCTTGAACTGGCCGCTGGCTTAGGTGCTTGTGCAGCTAAGGTGGCCAGCCAAATGCTCAAAGATCGCGTACGGCTCACGCAGCGCAGCCATGGGGCGCTTTCCGCTGAGTTGTCCAAGTTAGCAGCAGTCATTGACCAGAACCCGGATAGGGCTCGGGACACTGACATGCGTCTAAAGTTGGCGAGCGCGGTCGACGATTTTGACCGTAACACCAATTTAAACCGCATGTACGATGCCGGCGGTTTATCTCGGCCGGAAGAAGTCTTGTTTGCGATTACCGAAAAGGTCGCCCGCGATTTTATGAGTCAAAACGTCGAGACTACTACCGGTAACGTTTACGCGCTAGAAGATCTTGAGAAGCTAGCGGTTGAAGATGTGCGCGAGTGGCTCGGCGATGATTTTGCCGAAGCGGTAAGCGCCGGCGGCGTTTACATGGACCGCGATAAGCTGGCAGCACTTGTGCCGACGCTGGACCGCGGCATGGCGGCGACATTAGACCGTTTAATGCAGGAAAAGAATGCGGGCGCGGTTGTTAAAGCCGCGGCTTTTGAAACACTACTTCCGCTTGAGCGCCTGCATGAGCTGGCGCAGCTCTCGGAGTAGTACTGGCGTGGAGTGGAGCAGCCCGGTAGCTCGCTAGCCTCATAAGCTAGAGGACGTTGGTTCGAATCCAACCTCCACCATTTTTACTTCTTTTCAGGCGGCACATTAAAGTCGTTGATTAAGTGCAGCGCGCAATACAAGCCGCCCAATACGCACTTTAAAGCGCCAAGAGGCACGCGCGCAATCGACGCGGCAGCTGTTGTCTGATCTAGCGCCTCTACAACAGCATAAATCGCAGTTAACGTCTCTTCGCGTTCTTTATTTTTTGTGGCTTTTTTCTTTACTGGCTTTTTGCTTTTTTTGGTCGGCACGGCTGTTCTTTAGTAAGCGGGAAAGCAAGTCACGACACATGTCGACCATAGTTACTGGCCGAAATTGATTGACGCTTGCTGGGTCTATATTCTGCGACGTCAGTTCTTCTTGGCGGCAGTGTTCTAGATACATCTGCCAGTTATCGTACGCATCGCGGTCGTCTTGGCTTGCGTACGGGCGATACGGGTCATCAGGTAGCCGGTCGTTCCAGCCCATTTTTCTTTCTCTTCTTTTTCTTGGGGTCAAGCAACTCGCCGCGCAACACCGATATGGTGGGCGGCGCGGTTACGCCAATCTTGACGCGATCCCCGTTGATCTCTAAAACTTTCACAACAACACCGTTACCAATACAGATAACTACTTCTTGCTCTCTTTTTCGCGAGACAACAAGCACGGTAAGTCCCCTTATTTTGCCCCCGCGTTTCGTAACATGGCGACTACCTGCTGCGTATTTCCGTTTTGCAGATTCAGCGCGGAAAGTTGCGCAACAAGTAATTCTGTTTTTAAACGTATGGCGGCGTTAATGTCTTCTGTCTTGCCAGCTTCTACGTCATAGATTGCGCTAAACATTTGCGGGTCATCAGAAAAGTCGGCCATGTTTGGCGACACGCGAGCTACGCGCAATGCTATGCGCAGTATATCTGGCGGGTTTATGATACCCTCGCTATCCAGCACGGAGCCGATATACGCGCGAATCTCGTCGCTAAACGGTTCGTTGTCGTCGTCATCGGGCGGCGATAGCAGCAACGACTCAGTC